GCTCTCGATATACTCTCCGCCCCGCTTGTGGACGCCGCTCACGTCGAACGTGGCATTGGTGGGCTTGCTACGCAGGGTGGACAGGAAGCCCTTGTAGATCAGTTCTGCGATCGACACCGGCTCGATCATGGCGTGGAACAGGGCCGGTGCGTCGGTGATCAGCCCGTGGCCCAGCCGGTATGGCGTGGCTGTCAGGCCCACGACGCGCAGCGCCGGGTTGATGGCGGTGAGGTCGGCCAGCAGGTGACGATAGCTGCCCTCGTCCTTGTGCGACACCAGATGGCACTCGTCGATGATGACGAGATCAATGTGGCCTAGTTGCTGCGCCCTGCTTCGCACCGATTGAATGCCGGCGAAAGTTATTGGCTCGCCGAGGCGCTTGCTTCGCAGCCCGGCGGAATAGATGCCCATCGGCGCGTTAGGCCAATGTTCGCGCATTTTGGCAGCATTCTGCTCGATAAGCTCCTTGACGTGGGTCAGCATCAAGACGCGCGTCTCCGGCCAGTTTTGAAGCGCATCTTTGCACAGCGCCGCCACGATGTGGCTTTTGCCGGAGCCGGTTGGCAGCACCAGACACGGGTTGCCAGCGTTGCCCGCCGCGAACCACGCATATAGCTGGTCAATGGTGTGCTGTTGATAGTCACGGAGCATCACGCCACTACCTCCGCTTCAGGGAACACCCGCTTCACATTCTCAACTTCTTCGGTCCCGCACACGGCCGGGTTCGCCAGTATCTCGCGGCTCTTGTATGCAGTCGCGCTGTTCTCAATCACGCGATCGCCGATGCGCCACATGACGCTGTGGCCGTCCTCGCTGGGGATCATTGGCCACGGCACCAGATCGGGGTGGATGATGTGGTCATCGCAGCCGGTGTGCTGGAAATCGACCGGGATGTTGTCGGCATCGTGCCGCTCGCAGCGCCAAGTGCTGTCGGGTTTCGCCGTCGCATGCGCACATGTGCGGCAATTCACTTCCTTCGTCGGCTGTGATTTGTGGCACACCGCGTGCGCCGGGCAGAAGCGGCACTGGTACCAGCTAGGATCGGTGCTGATGGGTGGTGGCATGCGATCCGCCAGTGCGATGCGCCGGCCGCGCTCCACCGCTCTGGTGGCAACGTCGGCGTTGTAGCGAACACGCTCGATATGGAGCCGGTCATCGTCCTTGCAGACCGCCACATAGAGCGCGCGGTCAATGTTGGTGCCGTGCATGTAGACCTGCATCTGGACGAAGTGCATCGGCTTGGATTTCTCAACGCCTTTGGCCGCCATGTCATCAAAGCTCTTTTTCGAATGCGTCTTGAACTCGGCAACGTGGCGCTTTGTCGGCGCCTCTGGCACGCCGCTCTCAATGACGCCGTCGAGGCTGCCGGAGACGTGACTGCCAAAATCGACCCGTTGCTGGCTCGATCGCACGTCTATCCCGACGTTGCGCAGGTCACGTATGATGACTGCCTCCTCGTTCTGGCCGCGGCGGAACAGGCGCAGGATGCGTCCCTCAAACGCCTCCACTACGGCCCAGCGGAACGACAGCCACAGCCATCGATCGCAGGGGTGGCCCAGCAGGCTGCACCCCAGATGCGGGCGCGGCTTCTCGCTCTGCGATTTATGATATTGGTCAATCAGGTGCGGTATGGTATTTATCGGTTCGGGCAATTTCATGTGCCTGTCTCTCGCTGCTGCGGTTGAGGCGTCCCCCCGGCTCCAACCCCAAATGGCCGGGGGGACAAACTCACTTACTTAGCCCAAGGCGGCTTGGCGCTTGCGCTGGCTGGCGGCGCCTTCGGCATCGCCGGCGTTGAGCCGCCGATCGCCTTCCAGCCCGCGATCTCATTGCGGTCCTGCGTGTAACCGTTGGCGATGTCCTTGGCGCTCGCCTTCTTGATGCGCACCTTGATGCAGACATTGCCGCCGATCAGCTCGTCGGAATCCTGCACCCGTTGCAAGCCAATGGCGCGCATCAATTCGCCCAGCTGCTCACGGCCGATGCGTTCGGCCTCGACGCTGGGGTTGCGGATGTTCAGGCTGCCAAAAATGACCCGGCCCTGCTGCGTCGGCCCAGTGATGTCGTAGCGGACATCGATCTTGGTGCCGGTGCCAGCCTTAGTCTGACCGACATCGGCCTTCGTGATCGTGGCGTCATACCAGCCCTCGGGCAGCAGGTCATAGCTGCGCTCAGGCTGCGGCAGGTTGTCGACGACAAAAGTTTCTTCGAGGAATGCCATGTCAATTACTCCTTGGTGATGGTGAACGAGGGACGGCCCGGTGTGGCCGTTATTGCGTCAAGCAGTGGGGTTGTGATTTCCGGCTTGGCTGCTTTCCAAGCGAAAGCGTTGATTTCCGGCTTCCACCGGAACAGGCTTGCAAGATGGTCGCTCAGGCCGTTCTCCGCCGCCAGCTCTTGCAGCTTGTCGGCGTTGATCTTGCGGTTGATGCGGCCCTCGATCTTGACCTTGAACGTGTCCGCATCAAAGTTGAGGGTGCCCTCCAGCGTTTCGGCCACGTTAAAGGTCTTAACCATCGCATCCTCAAGATCGCGGCGGGTCTTGATCGCGGCAGTCTCAGCCGCCTTGGCGTCCAGCCACTGCTGGTAGATTGAGACGGTCATACAAACTCACTGTTTCTTTCTTCAAGCATCGCGTCTGCAATCGAAAATGCCCGCTCAACGGTCTCAATGATTGACAATTTCTCCTCATCGTCTTTCGCTGCGGCCAACAATCCGATCAGTGCTTGTCCGGCAAACCAGTCGAGCAGCGTCATTCCCCCAGCGCGAACGCCTTCATGGTTAACAATCGGAAACGCTGGGCCTCCCTTTTTTTCATAGTTTGTCACGCTGCACCTCCAATCTTGGCAATGATGGCGCCGAGATCCGGCGCCTCCCACGTCTCCAGTTTGCCGGAGCGGTCCTTGGCCAGCCACGCGCCGTCGCCGTCGCACATCAGAGCGCGCTGGGTCACGCCGTCGGCGTCACGTTCGACCCGAAGCGCCAGCACCTCGTCGAAGAAGTAGGGCAGCCCCTGCGTCAGCGACTTACCGGGCATGCCCGGATTGTAGAGCAGCTTGCCCATCTCATCCTGCGACTTCTCCAGCTTGGCGCTCATGTAGATGTGCTTGTTGGGCAGGTCGCGGAATGCGCGGATGAGTTCCTGCATGGTGGTGTTGAGTTCACCATACGCGGCCCTTCCGTCCTTGTTCTTGCGCAGTTCGTGGGCCAGCACGACCTCGGCGACCTCGCTGATGCTGTCCAGCGCCACGCTCTGATATGATGCCGCCTCGGTCGACGACTTGGCCCAGTCATACGCCTCACGCAAGTCATCCATGCCGGTGATCTCAATGTAAGGCAGGTCGGCGTCTTGGATTGACAGCAGACCACCCTCCGCCGACAACACCACCGGGTTCGGTAGCGTGCGGATCAGGCTCGTCTTGCCGGCGCCAGCCTGCCCGTAACAAAGCAGCTTGACGCCGTTGGCGGATAACCCGCCCGTCTTTTTCAGATTGATTGCCATAAAAGGCTCTCCATGCTTAGCACCTGTCGGACCATCCAGTCGGTGCGTAAAAGGGTCTTTACAGCGCCTATCGTGCGGTTGTAAACCCCCCAATGTGCAAAAATCAACGGGGTCGAAAATGCTTACACTGGACCAGATACGAACTGCGCTTGACGATCGTAACGTCGAAAAGGTGGCCGCGCGCACGGGCATCCACCGCAACACCATCGCTGCGATTCGCAACGGCGCGAACGCCAATCCGACATATGCGACGATGAAGGCGCTGTCTGACTATCTGACTGCGGCGACAGTCGATGGTTGACCTCACCAACATATTGGGTGGCCCGTGGTCACCGCCGAAAGTGGCGCAGCCTGATCCACCGGCCGTGCAGCTGCTGGATGCCATGCAGCGATCGGGACTAACGCCGCCGCGTGAGATTGTCCTCGATGGCAAGCTGCACCGCTTCAACTCCGGCACCAAAGGCTCGCCGGGCGCTGGCGACAAATCCGGCTGGTACGTGGCCTACTCGGATGGCATTCCCGCCGGCCGTTTCGGCTGCTGGCGCGCTGGCATTGAATCGACGTGGCGCGCCGACGTGGGTCGCAGCTTAACCCCGGCCGAGGAAATGGCCCACGCCCGCCGGATGAACGAGGCCAAAGCCGCCCGCGATGCCGAGACGGCTCGCACCCGCGAGACCGCCGCCAACACCGTTGAGACTATCTGGGTTAGTTGCATGGGAGCCGACCCAGCGCACCCCTATTTGGCGCGCAAGGGCGTCGCCGTGCATGGCTCCCGCGTCACGGGCGATGGCCGGCTGGTCGTGCCGCTCTATACGCCAGACGGGCATCTGGCATCGCTCCAGTATATCGACGTGGACGGCGGCAAGCTGTACCATTCCGGCGGCCAGACTGGCGGCTGCTATTGGATCGTCGGGACGATGGATGAGCCGGGCCCCGTCTACATCGCCGAAGGCTTCGCCACGGCCGCGACCATCCACGAAGTCACCGGGCGCCCCTGCGTCGTGGCCTACTCGGCCTCCAACCTCGTACCCGTCACCGGCTCGATACGCGAGCTGGTTGGGATCGCGGCGCCGATCACGATCGTGGCAGACAACGACACATCCGGCACCGGCCAGAAATACGCCGATCAGGCCAGTGCCAAATATGGAGCGCGGGTCGTCATGCCCCCCATCTCCGGCGATGCGAACGACTACGTGCAGGCGGGGCATGACCTGAAGGCCTTGCTGAACCCGCCGCCTGCAGTCACAGATTGGCTCACTCCGGCCGATGACTTCTGCCTCGAGCCCGCGCCAATCCGCTGGCTGGTCAAACACTGGCTACAGGAAGCCGCGCTGATCATGGTGCATGGCCCGTCCGGTGGCGGCAAAACTTTCGCCGTGCTGGACTGGAGCCTGCACATCGCGTCCGGTCGCACCGACTGGCATGGCCATCGCGTCAAGCCCGGCCCAGTGGTCTATCTGGCCGGCGAGGGCCATCACGGCTTGCGCAGCCGCGTTGCCGCGTGGAAGCAGTACCACAAAGCCGGCACGCTGGACATGTGGATTTCCAAAACAGGCACGGACCTGAACACGCCAGAGGGGTATCAGCGGGTGGTCGATGCCATTCGCGCGCTGCCGCACCCACCCAGCCTCATAAACGTCGACACGCTGCATCGCTTCCTATTCGGCGATGAGAATAGCTCAGTCGATGCCAAGACGATGATCGACGCCTGCGCGGCTCTCATGCGGGAGTTCAACTGCTCGGTCTTACTGGTCCACCACACCGGCGTCGCTGATGAGGCCCAGCACCGGGCGCGCGGATCGTCCGCATGGAAGGGCGCGTTGGAGATCGAGATCAGCGTCGTCCCCGCCAAAGGCGACACGCCAATCCAGATCGTGCAGCGCAAGTCCAAGGACGCCGAAGAGGCCGAGCCAATCTACGCAAACCTCCAGTCCGTCGCCATCAACGGCTGGCTGGATGAGGACGGCGAGCCGGTTACCAGCGCCGTGCTTGTAACCGCAGAGGCACCTCCAGAGCGGAAAAAAGAATCCAAATTGGATACATGGCGCAAGATGTTCGAGAGCGCGTGGTTCGATTCCGGCGCCGAAATCGCCAACGGGAGGCCGTTTGTGTCGCGATCGGCGCTGCTCGATTACCTCAAAATCAAGCTGGATTTGAGCGAGGCATATGCCCAGCAGTACCTCAAACCAAGCGTCACCGACAAGCTGATCGGGGTGCTGACCTTGGCCGAAATTGTGGAGAAAAATGGGGCCGGATTTGCCGTAATTTGCCAAAAAACGGCGGACAACATGACGATGGCCCGAAATGGCCAAAAAGCCTAGCGTATCTACGCGTACTTTTTGAAAAGATACGATGGAAGTCATTGAAATACAAAGGAAAGTGGTTGTGGCGTATCTTCGATCGTATCTTCACCGGGGCAGGGCGAGTCAGCGTACGTATTCGTACTCCCCCCTTTAGGGGGGATACGAAAAGTACGCTACGAGCGGCGGGTTTCGAGACGGGTTGGATTGGGGGCTGAAGTGGGGTGGAATTGGGCATGAAAATTGATCAGGTTTTGGGGGAGCGTGGGAACTGATGTTTACATAGATACAATCAGGGTATAAGGGGATTGGAGTTACAGGAGGCGATATGTTGAAAATTGAAAACTCAGTTCCAATCCCAGAAGCGGCACGAGATGGGGCGCGAGGCGCACGGATTTACCCGTTCAACAAGATGGAGATCGGCGACAGTGTTTTGATCGAAAACGCTGGCCATGATCATAAAGCTGTGACGGCGGCAAAAGCGTACTTTCGCAGAAACGGTAAAAAAATGACCGCAAAGGTTGAAGAGGGTGGCGTTAGGATTTGGAGGATTGCGTGAACCAGATCGATGGCATCCTTGATCAGCGTGCACCCGATACGGGACGTTCGTGTCTACGCCGCTTCGTGGCGCGACATCGAGGGTTATGCTAGACTGGTCGCAGATCGGCTGGAGAGCAGCCAAAGCATGGTGGAGGATTGATCATGGCGCAGGGTGTGAACATTCGCAGCGCACAGCTGGCTGACCTCATCATTGAGGAACTCACGTCAGGCAAGCCGCTGCGGCAGATCTGTCGCGAGCAAAGCGTTGGCAAAAGCGCGGTGTACGATTGGCTGGATGATGACGCGGAGTTCCTCGGACGCTTCACGCGTGCGCGCGAACGCGGCGGTCACGAGATCGCCGACCAGTGCATCGAGATCGCCGACGATCAAGAGGAGGACCCCGCCTCGCGCCGGGTGCGCGTTGAGACGCGGCTGAAGCTGCTGGCGAAGTGGCATCCTACTCGGTACGGCGAACAGTCAAAGCTGGCGCTGACCGGCCCGGACGGTGGCGCGATCAAAACTGAGGCGGTGGGCGTGTCTGCGGACGACATGCGTAAACTGACCGAGGCGCTGCTGCAGCGGCCGACGATCAAGAGCGACGCCACATGATATCGATGCTGCACATCCTTGAGCGCGACCTCGACGACGATCCCGATCCCGTTGACGGCAGCTGGGAGTTCGTCGGGTTGGTGAAGTGGGCGATGGAGATCTTAAGCACCGAGGGGCCCGGGTTCTTCTACTGCGAGCGTGACGGCACCTACCTGATCGTCTGTCTCGATGGCGCGTTGGGTCCTTGCATCACGGTCCAATGACCCCCATTGTGGGTGGGTGAGCGTCGACACCGCCATACTGAGCCAGCTCAACCCGCAGCAGGCTGCCTTCCTGTTCTGGCAAAACCGCTGGACTGATACGGCACGCGCCAACCAGATCCCTGAGTTTGTGGCGCCGGGCGGTTTCGTGGAGATGGGCTTCTTGGCAGGCCGCGGATACGGTAAAACTCGCGTGGGTGCAGAATGGTTGGGCCGTGTGACCTACCTTGATCCTAACGGCTTCGACAGCGCGGTCATAGCACCCACCTATCAGGACGTGAAGTTCACCTGCTTCGAGGGCGAGAGCGGGTTGCTCAACGTCATCCCGCCCGAGTTGATCAAGGCGTACAACAAGAGCGACCTCGTCATTGAGATGTTCAACATAGCCGGCGGCGTCTCATCGATCCGCGGCTTCACGGCCGAGAAGCCTGAGAGGCTCCGTGGGCCCCAGCATTGTCGCATCTGGTGCGACGAGCTGGCCGCATGGCAATACGATGAGGCGTGGGATCAAGCGATGTTTGGGTTGCGGTTGGGCGAGCGGCCGCAGGTGCTGTGGACGACCACGCCCAAGCCCAAGGAGCTGGTGCGCCGGTTGGTCGCCAAGAAGCCGGGGCGCGTGATTGTCACCGGCTCAACGTATGACAACCGCGCCAACTTGCCTGACAGCTTCTTCGACCAGCTGGCGATCTACGAGGGCACGACGCTCGGTCGTCAAGAGCTACACGGCGAGCTCTTGAATCCAGAGGAGCAGGGTATCATCAAGCGATCGCAGTTCAGGCTGTGGCCGCACGACAAGCCGCTGCCGCGCTTCGACCTCGTGGTCATGTCGCTCGACACGGCGTTCACCGAGGCCACCACCGACAAGCGATCGGGAGATGCTGACCCGACAGCCTGCACGGTGTGGGGCGTGTTCCACCACGAGAAGCGAAATAATGTCCTCCTGCTGGACTGCTGGGAGGAGCGCTTGGGGCTCCCGGATCTTTTGCGCCGTGTGCGTCGGGAGTTGAGCGTTTCATACGGTGACGACGACGACACGGCGCTGATCAAGCCGCTGTTCGGCAGCGGAAAGCCCACTACGTCCGGCCGCAAGCCCGACATCTTGCTGATCGAAGACAAGGGCTCAGGCATCTCACTGCGCCAGATGCTGGAGCGCGAAGGCATTGAGGCCTACGCCTACAACCCGGGGCGAGCCGACAAGCTGACCCGCCTGCACATCGTCTCGCCCATCTTCGCACGCAAGATGGTGTGGCTGCCCGAGAGCGCCAAACATCCGGGCCAGCCACGCAACTGGGTCGACCCGCTGCTGCACCAGCTGTGCAGCTACACCGGGCCCGGTAGCATCAAGCACGATGATTTCGTGGACAGCACCAGTCAGGCTCTCAGGCTGATGATGGACAAGCGCCTATTGGATGCGGTACAAGCCAAAAAAGATGAACCGTCTGGGCCTCCGCCCAAGCCGGTTGCCAATCCGTACGCTGCATAGGAGCGGGCATGGAAGACGATGACGATCTGCCCGAGACCGAAGTGGTTGATCTGGGCGAGGCCGACGACGAGGACGTGATCGACACGCCCGACGGCGGCGCCATCGTCCGACTGGACGACGATGACGATCTCGCGCCGCGCAGCGACGACTTCCTCGCCAACCTCGCCGAGGAGATGCCCGAGAGCGAGCTGCAGGATCTGGCGCAGACGTACCTCGACCTGATCAGCAAAGACAAGGAAGCGCGCAAGAAGCGCGACGAGCAGTACGAAGAGGGCCTGCGCCGCACCGGTCTGGGCGACGACGCGCCCGGCGGCGCGCTGTTCAACGGCGCCACCAAAGTGGTGCATCCGATGCTGACCGAGGCCTGCGTCGACTTCGCCTCGCGCGCCATCAAAGAGCTGTTCCCGCCACAGGGCCCCGTCAAGGACTTCATCCCCGGCGAGCCGGACGGCGCCAAGGTCAAGAAGGCCAAGCGCAAGACGGCCTTCATGAACTGGCAGCTGACCGTGCAGTCCAGCGAGTTCCGCGCCGAGTTGGAGCAACTGCTCACGCAGGTGCCGCTGGGCGGCGCGCAGTACATGAAGGTGACGTGGAACGAGGCGCGCAACCGCCCCGACTTCCTGTTCGTCGCCATCGACGATCTGCACCTGCCGTTTGCCGCGACGAACTTCTACACGGCGCAGCGCAAGACGCACGTGCAGTACCTGACGGCCGTGGACTACCAGCGCCGCGTCAAGAGCGGCATGTACCGCGAC